GCTGCGGTGCAGCCTACAAAAATTGGTAAACATAAAGACGTAAAAAGCAGTAGTTTTTTCATGGGTTCCTCCTATGATATGTATTGCCGTCACCATCAAAAAAGGAGAATATCTATGAGCGGCCTGTACTATAGCAATTGTGAACTAGATTTCGATATTGAAGAGGATCGTATTGTCTTTGCCCAGGATGACGATTGGGAAGAAGAAGAAGAAGACGATTTAGACGACGATGATGACGATGATGACCTCGATGACGACGACGACGACGACGACGACGACCTCGATGACGATTGGGAAGAAGACGAAGACGACGACGAAGACGACGATGAGGCTGATGACTACGACGATGATGATTGGGAAGACGACGATGACGATGATGACGATGATGACGAAGAAGAAGACGACGATGATGACGACGAGTAACTAATGAATGACTCCTGCACTTGAATACTTAATTCGCACCGATCTTATTAAAGAGTGGCTAGTCGTTCCGTCTTCTTTATTCCTCTATGCAAATGGTGGCGATTACCAAAAGGTCGTCGTCACCATTTGTGAGGAATTTAAGCCAAGCGATCACTACTCAATAAGGCATTGGCATCTAAATCAGTGTTCGGAGGAACAAGCACTACCATTCATGACTGAATGTCGAATAGAGAAGAATAGAGTCTTCGATCACCCGGCAACTATATTGCCAAACCATTCGCTGCTTTCATATCACCAAGAATCTATCAGTTCGCACCACAACACATTTAGACAGCCAATGTCTCCTGAGTTGTATGGTTACTACTACGAAAATACGACAGAAAGCACACTTCACACCAAAAGGCGGATAAACTGGCTTTGGAAGCAGTTCGTCCGCATCTATACCCCGCATTTATCGTCCTGCCAGGGCTATATATCTTCAGTATATCGTTCGGAGGCGAGCCTTGCAGATGAGCAACGTGATCTCATTTGTAAGTATATGAAAAGACAATGGAAGTTCTGGCTAATGTGGCAAAAGCACTTGCTACTGACGCCTGGGGAACTTGTCTTTTATAAGGAGTATCTGAACGTAAACAACTAACGCAAGAGCAGGAGGCTCATGAAGAAGTTGCTTGCGGTTTTAGCCTGCGCAGTTGTGGTTTTGAGTAGCGTTGCAATCACGCTCCCAAAACACACTTTGCGTGGACAAACAACTACCAATCATCAATATCCAAATCCTGGCATTCCAGTACAGAATCCTGTAGCTGAGTATGAGGGAGAAGCGGACGAAGACCTCACCGATGTAATGGTGCCGATCCCAATGAAGGATCGTGTCTTCAACAAGACGGGAATTCAGTGTGTATGGTGTTCGCTTGAAACTTGCGGACGATACGCTGAAGAACCAAAACTAATCAATATGACTGACTTGGGTGATTGCAAAAGCTATGCTAGTCCAAGTAGTGCCGCTGCCAAACTGAAACAACTGCGGGTTAGATACGAACAGACAACAAGTAGGTCTGATCGTAGCTTAATCATCAAGTCGGTTGTCCAAGAAAGACGTGGTTGTTTGTTCGCAGTCCCAGGTCACGCAATGACCTTGGTGCATTACGACGAACAAAAAGGAATAGTCAAGTACATCAACAACAGTGACAGTTCACTGAAGATTCGCACTTGGTCTATGGAAGAGTTCAACCGTCGTTGGGACGGGTGGATTTGTGTGGTGTATGCCGACAACGACATTGTGCCACAAAAGTACCGTCCAATAGTGTCGGAAATTCCAATCGTAGATAGAAATGGCCCACAAGGGGCCTATCCAAAAGATTACATACTCCAACCAAGTAAGTAACGAGAAAGCCCCCGGTTAAACACCGGGGGCTTTTTTTGTCACTCGACACTAGCCAGCCCGCCTTGTTGCCCACGCTTTGACAGCGGCGTTATGCCGCTTCTCCTTCAAAGCGTTTGCCTTACGAGTGGCTACTGCACGATTTGCTATTTCGAGAGTTTAAGCTACTTGCAGTTACACTTTTTCTTGCTGAAAATCACCCCGCCCGCTCGACCAACAATTCTCTTGCTGCGGTTCTTCGCAGTGGGCGGTCGATCACTTCCATCTAGTGACGAGTTGGGTTCAATGGTGACTTCTCTTTCCCCATTCTCAGGTTGATCCAAACCGGCTCCTGATGGATCGCCAGCCGATCCACCAAAACTCTCATCTCGTCTGTTCAACCAGTTTGTAAATCCAATCATTGAGTCACGCCCTTAGCAAATAAATACCGTGTGCCATATATAGAGTACACGGAAGTATTTGAAGCCAAGGGAGGCACATGAAAGGATTCAATTTAAGTTGGGCCGTAGGAGTTCTCACATTAGCCCTATTTGTCGCATTCAGTGTTAAAACACGCAACAATCGTGAATTGCCGACACAGCCAATCGTTCAGGTTCAACCTCCTGTTGAAGTAATTCCTGAACCGCCAAAAACGCCACGCTTGCCGAACATTACTGTTCAGGTGCCGCCGCATTTAAGCTATTCGGAAGTTGTAACTCAAGTTCAAAAATGGGGACAAGAAGCGCCTGATCTCACAGAGGTTGGCTTCTATGGAAAAACCAAAAGAGGCGTGGATGTTTGTTACATCAGAATATGCAACAAAATTGAAGTAAAAGATCGCCCACGAGTTCTCATCACTGGTTGTATTCATGGAAACGAGCCGTGGGCTACAGGTTGCGTTATGGCATACGCTGGCAATCTGCTTGGCGGCTATGGAAAGAACAAAGAGATCACGGATTTGATTGAGTCCAGAGACATCTACATCATTCCGGTAATCTCTCCTGACAGCTATCCGCACAGTCGCCACGTTGATGGCGTGGACCCTAACCGTGACTTCCCTGGTCCTTCTCGTCCTACTCACAAGTCAACGCCTAGCATTCAAGCTGTTCAGGACTTCTTCTTAAAGATTAAGCCAAACGCTGTCATTTCAGGACACACTTTCGGTCGTGTCTTTTTAACTCCGTTCGGAGACATGAATCAGAAGTGTCCTAACGAAGCTGATTACCAGCGGATTATTGGGAGAATGGGTAAGATGTGTGACTACAGAATGGACCGTGCCTGTAACCATTATGGCCGACCAATTCAAGGCAGTGAAGTGGATTGGTACTACCGTAATGGAGCATTTTCAGTAGTCATGGAATTTGGCACCCATCAACAAAACCCTACACGAGAGGAAATTGTAAGTGAATACTCTCGCACCTGGGCGGGCGCTCTTTGGTTTATCAAGGAGGCTCCAGTAGTGCCAATTAAGACCATTGGCGAAGATTTTGATTTTTCAGGTAATACAGGTATCGCTGATAGGTATCTTCCACTTTCGAGCGTAACTGCAAACCGACAAGATCAGTAGAATATGTTCTTTTGAATGGAGCCAAAGATGCAGGGTCGTAGGAAATAGGTTGCCGGAGATTCAAGTAATCTTCAATCAGCGGAATTCCTCGATTCTCCACTAAATCATCCCAGGTCAACAATACAGCCCCAGGCGTTCGCTTCGCCATTTCACACAGCCGTCTGAGTCGATAGGTGTAACACCTAACGGCGAAGGAAGGTTTCATTTTTTCATTACCGATCAATAAATTCAAAACAGCAGCAGGTTCTCTCACAACATAGATGAACTTACACTCTTTATAAGCTGCCTTCGTTGAAAGGTGGTGGTTGTGAAGCAATTCGTCCATGTAAATTGCCGAACGATTATCCAGTTTGTGATGCTGCTCTGTGAGTGTCAATAGATTCGGCGGTCCCACATACGGACTGCGAGCCGCCAAGTTGTACCCCTGAATCCGAGGATGGTGATTTAATGCGTCACATAACGCAGAAGAACCCGAATGTAGATGGCTGCAAACGAAAAGTATTTTCTTCATTACGGTCCTTTGGTAGAAAAAACACATTCACCTTAATAACTAGCATTGTGCCTGCCGGTACTTTACTTAATTAGAGAGGAATAAATTATGCCACTTTGGTCAGACTTTTTCAAATTGTTCACATACGCTACAGAGAAAGACCCTCTGTCGGCTCGTAAAGACCCTAAGAACTTCGGGACTGCTGGTATTTCACAACCAGAAGCTCTAGGGACAGATTTTCAAAGCGGTGGTGGACCGGGTGGCCAAACAAGCTATCGTCAAACCAACGACATGATCGACACGACGACTCTATCCAACCGCTCCATGCGGTATAAAGAGTATGAGCGTCTGCGTAATGTCCCGGAAATCGAAATGGCAATGACGGTCTTCGCTGACGAAGCCTGCGTTGCCGGTGACACTAAGATCGCTACGCCGTTCGGGTTCACTACCATAAAAGAGTTAGCAGAGAAGAGAGCCGAAGAACGATTTTTGGTTTACTGCTATGACGCCCAGAAAAAAGACTACAACCTGGGTTGGGCTTTCGCCCCACGACTCGTGAAGCGAGCCAAAACTATAACCATTGTCATGGACAATGGCACTAAGTTCACTGCTACGTCGGATCACCGTGTTCTAAAGAAAGATGGGACATGGGTGGAAACTGGAGAACTTCGGTTCGGCGACGAACTGATGCCATTCTATCGGTTATCTGCGGCATCTGAACTTAAACACAAACAATTTCCTCGCCTATTCACCTTCACGAAAGGCTGGATCAGCGAACGTCAATTCGCTGACGACTGGAAGACTGGCAAAAGCAACCCTGCATATGAAAAAGTAAATCGGGTTATTCGCATGATTGGTGGTGGACTAACCACCCGTCAAATTGCCAAGAAGTTGGATTTCGATTGGTCATCAATAGATGGTTGGGTCAAAAAGGAAGGTTTCACGCCAGCAGAGATCAGAACTCTGTACAAGCATGAGGATCGTCGCCGAATCATAGGCATTGAAGAGGGTCCAGAACAAGATGTCTACGACATTTCAGTCGAAGGCCACAAGTGCTTCGCCACAGATTCTGTCATCCTACACAATTGCCAAAAAGACGAAGATGGCAATATCTTCAAGGTGCTTACAGCCAACGATGAAATTCGTGAAGAAATAGAATTCCTGCTGTTGCATCGCAAAATGCTCAACATGAACCGCCAGGGTTGGACATGGTTTAAGAACCTGTGCATCGCTGGGGATTGGTTCGTTGAAATGGTAATCAACCCGGATAATCCCAAAGAGGGCATTTACCGGGCCATGCCATTGCCTCCCGAAACGATGTATCGCATCGAGACGGTGAAGGGCAAGATGATTGAGTACCAGCAAAGCAAAGAAGGCCCCGATTATCAGGCCATCGTGCGAGGACCAGTCACCGGCCAGAATGAAATGGAATTGAATCAGACGACAGCCATTCGGTTCGCTCCGAGTCAGATCGTTCACTTCCGAATTGGAGATGATCGCAAGACTTTCTATCCTTACGGACAGAGCTTGATCGAACCAGCCCGTGGCCCGGCACACAGCTTGAGATTGATGGAAGATGCAATGGTGGTCTATCGACTCACCCGTGCGCCAGAACGTCGTGTGTTCTACATTGACGTTGGACAGCTTCCTCCATTCAAGGCTGAAGCCTTCATTGATCGACTAAAGGATCAATTCCGCAAGCGTAAGGTTACAAGTGGTCGTGGAACACCTGGGGCGAATTCTGTAGAAGAACGCTGGCAACCACCGGCTCAGGACGAAGACTATTGGCTACCAATTCGACCAAATAGCAATACTCGTATTGATACTTTGCCGGGTGCCGAAAACTTGGGTGAAATTGATGACGCAGTGTACTTCAGAAACAAGTTGTTAACCAGCTTGAATTTCCCGAAGAACTATTTCAACAATGAAGACCCAGGTGCAACAAGAATTACTTTGTCTGCTCAAGACGTTAAGTTCGCTCGCATGATTGAGCGGCTACAAAGTCACTTCGAGGATGGAATCCTGGAAATGGCAGAACGCCACTTGCATTTGCGAGGGTATCCTGAAGAAAGCTATCAAGACTTAAAAATCAAGATGACGGCCCCTTCTGATTGGCGGGAACTATCTCGTGCGGAAGTGGTGACAGCCCGCTATACTAATGCTGGCACGTTAAAGAGTGGTCAGCTTATGGCAGACTATGATATTGTCACAAAGATATTGAAGTTTTCTGAAGACGAAGCTGACGAAATGTTGGCACGTCTGAAGCTACAAAAACTAGAAGACCTCAAACTGCAAGTATTGGCGCAGAATCCACAGCTATTGGGCGTCGGCATTCCTGGGGCAGATGCAGGCGGTGGTCAGGGAGAACTTGGAGCCGAACCGGGTGGACCGGGCATGTCGCCTGATCCAATGGCGGGCGGCGATCCAATGGCGGCAGCAGGCGGTGGGGCGGGCGCTCCTCCTCCAACGGCAACGGCTTCCGGGGCAGATGAAACGCCCGATGCTGATCCAGGCTCGAAGGCACCTGAAGGTGCGAATATTCCAGAGCCAGATGGAGAAGACATCAAGAAGTATGATCTTGAGATTCAAGACTACGAAGCCGAGCAGGACCGAGAAGACATCGACTATAGCGTAGGCGACGAGGGTTAATGACAGGAATCACACAATTCCCCACGTTAGCAATGAAAAACCGGCAGTTAGTGGAGCAATCCACTAACGCCGGTTGTTTTCACTGTTTGAAGATTTTCAACGTGACGGAAATTAAAGACTATACCGACAATGACAAAACTGCGATCTGTCCGATATGCGGCATAGATTCAGTTGTTGGCGATATGTGCGGCTTTGAGCTTACTGAGGACATCCTCAAGCAAGCTCATCAATTCTGGTACGTCAAGCGTTAGTCTTGATCTTCTTGTCTGTCGAAGAAGTATTGTCTGATGTCATCGTGCATCTCGAACTTGTCCGAAGACCATTCGTAGACATCATTGACTAATTTTATGTCAGTGCTTGGATTGTAATCGTAATTCAAAATTATGTCATGGCGGTCCATGTACTTACGATTCTTCAGGGAGCCGTGCCACAAGTGAGAAATATCCACGGGGATATAATCCAGAACTAGCTTATTGGCTCGCAATCCGTCGCACCATTTCATTAAGTCTGTTTTCATGTGATCGTTGAATTTACTAGCAAATCCGTGGATGTCCCACGAATCCAAGTAACAATCGACGAAGAATGTATCTCCACTTCCAACGATGTTGCGGTCATAAAGACCACCCAATTCTTTGAAAGTATCACGGCGAGCGGCCCAGGCAAAACCAGGGACCGAAAAGTTTAATTCACGCTGACGGCGGCGGTGCAGCCAATTCTTGTGAATCTTCCATTGCCATGCAACGCTTTGCAGGTTTGGAATTTTGCTGCCGTCGTACTTCAACATGCCTTTAGGCATGTAGTAGACCTTCTTGAATAGCTGAATGACATCAGCCGTTTTAAGTTTGTCGCAGGCTTGCTGCGCCCAATCTTCTGAATGAAAAATCACGTCGCAGTCGATCCAAGCGTAATATTTGCAATCGTCTGGCAATTTCGTAACACCATAGTTTATTAGGCGTTCCTTCTGCCACATAATACTATTGCTACGCAAGCGATGAACATCTGGGCCGTCAGGAATATAGAACGGCCCACCGTTAAAAGAGCATTCAACAGTGATTAACTTCACCCCTTGCCGCTTGAGTTGTTCAGCAAAAATGAAGTAGTTGCTTAATAAAGATGTAAACCCCGCAGGGTTGAAAAACACGGTAATCACACACAGTTCGTCCATTGAAGCTCCTTCTTGTTACAACGGGACATTAGGCATCCATATGTATTCAAAAAGATCAACAATTATCTGGCGTGCTTTTGTTAGCCAATTGGGTTGTGGAAAGAATCTGCGGAATTTGTAGCCAATACATCGGTCCCATGATTTTTTACATCGTCAGGAGACACGTCGGCCAAACCTTTAGAAATTACTCTGCGACCTTTTGTAGCACCTTTTCTCATATCTGTTTTGAAATTACCGTCTTTGAAACTATCTAATCCATGTTGCTGAAGTATTGCCTTAATTTCTGGCATCACTTCAGACATACGGTTGAGGAACTGAGCGGCAGCTTGGCTATTCTTGGACATTACGACCTCGAACGCCTGCATAGCGGCAGTCAGAGCCTTTTCCGAATTGGCGTCCAGGCTGGATTTGCCAAGTACATTTGTACCAACATCGTATGCTGCTAACTCTTTTAAGCTCACATAGTCTTGAAATGTTTTCATTTTGATCCTCGTTTTTTATACTCTCTGCATACCTATGTACTAGGCAGTGAGGGATTTTGCGAATTACGGTGTAAAATTTGAGATAGAGTTAATACATACCCTCATCACAAGCAGCAGTGAAGCCGTTGCGTATGAGGAATCCAACAACAGCACAGGGAGTCAATTGATTATGAAAAGAAAACTAATCAGCTTCGATGCGTTTAAGAAAATCGAAGAAGCATCACTTACAAACGCCCAAGAAGAGTTAATCGGGGCAGAAGAAGTGCTGGCAAAAACCTTGGGTGTAGATGACTTGAAGTTATTCACCTTCGGGGAATCCGACGTTACATACCAAGCACCGGACGGAAGTTTCGTACACGCCAGCTACAAGCTAGACAAGGACCAATTGGTTCTTGAGAACCTTGAACAATTGGTTATTGAAGAGGAAAGCGAGAAGAAAAACGCCCGCCAAGTCCTAGTCAATATGGTAGATTCTCTACTTGAGAACAATGACGGTAAGGCAAGCCAGCAGTTTGAGGCTTATCTTTCTATGCCGTTCGTTCGTCGTGAATTACTTGTCAGCGAAGGATTTAAGGTTACTGTTTCCAAGCCTACTGGCAGCAACTCTCCGCTGCGTGGCAAGAAGCAAAGCCGTTCTTTGGTTGCCAAACGTACTCGTTCCCGCAACAAGACCCTTTCCCGTGTATCCAAGAGCCAGAAAGACCAACTCGGTCGCAAGCGCACTTCTGCTGCCAAGCAGCTAGGTGGTTCTTCCAACCCACGTTGGCGTACATACGCTCGCAAAGTCAAGCCGACCACCATTAAGGAATGGTCGATGATGTGCGAGAACGTCATGAGCTATTTGGACTACAAAGAATTTGGTCCTGTAATGTCCGAATCCATGATTCAGACAGACGACAGAGGCAACGTAACTGGTGTGGCTATGCCAACAATCCAGAAGCGTAACGAGGGCAAGATTTTGACCTTCAACTGGAAGACTATGGATCATGAGATCAAGGTTCTCCGTGGAAATGTCAAGAAGCTCTCAGAAGACCAGACTTTCATCAAGGCGATGACCGATCTGAAGCGATACAACAATATTTCGGACAACTCTTCACTCGAAGAAACACTAGAAGCTATTGTCAGCCGTTGGCCAGATGTTCTGTACATCACTGAAGGTGAATTGGCAGAGCAGATTTCGACAGCTTTGGAGACAGCTAATGTCACCAATTATGACGACAATATGTGTTCTTTCATGGCTGAAGCAATTCTTCGCACTGCTCACAACGCCTTTACGGATCGTGTTCGCAAGATCGGCTCCCTGGCCGGTAGTGCTGCTGACCTGACTGCTGAGTGCAAGACCTGTGAAGATTCCTACAAGGAATTCAAGACTGTTGCTGATAAGTTCTACACCCAGCTAGACGAGTCTGACTCGGCTGATCTGCGAGTGTTCGCTGACTTGTTCAAGGCTCTCCACGAAGTCCACCGTGTTGCCGCTGAAACTGGCGACGAAGCAACCAAGGCTGAAGTTGAGAACTACATGCAGGAATGTGCTGCTGTTCTGAACCGTGAAGTTCAAGTTGACCTGAATCTTGCAGAGGCTATTGCCAATTACCTGCACGATCTAGTTGAGGCGAATGTTTCCGGTGCTGAAAGCACATGGGATGTTTCCAACAGTGATGTACACCACACTGTTAATGGCGATCACCCAAGAATGTCTTGGAACGCCAAGCAGCATGATGCGGTTCCATCCAAGTACACCGGCGACTACGGCGACGAAGCTCCGGTATCTGACGGCAAGAGCTACAAGAATGGACTAGCAGATGAAATGCGAAATCGTTCATGGAGCAACATTGGCGGTGCAGACACTTGGCCAGACATGAAGAACCCATATGTACCGAAGCCTTTCGGTGATTACAAGATGAAAGAGAAGTCGGCAGTTGATGACGGCGAAAGCGATTGGAGCCGTTGGCAGTCTGGCGATACATGGCCGAACTTGAAGAACCCGTATGTGCCTGACTCCCCTTGGGACAAGAGCAAGTACAAGATGAAGTCAGACAACCTAGTTGTCGATAAAGGCGAAACCAAGGTCTAACACACACAAAAAGGAGTGCGTCAATGGATGAAAGATTAAGTCTATTCGTTGACTGCTGTGACAATGGCGGGTTTGTCTTGAGTTTGAACGAGTCAGCTACCGACAAGGGGCTGACTAAGTTCAAAGGCAAGTTCCAAGAGGCCGAGGCAGTTAACAAAAACAAAAGAATTTACCCCTTTGGTGTTCTCGATGAGAACGTCAAGAAATTGGTTCCCATCGTAGAAGCCCGTGGGCTGGTGGGAGAGTTAGATCACCCTACAGATTCGATTATTCACTTTGAGAAATGTTCTCACGTCATCACTAAATTGTGGTGGGAGGGAAACAATCTCATGGGTGAAGGAGAAATTCTGAATACACCGCACGGCAGAATACTGAGAAGTCTTTTGTCTGACGGGGTGAGAGTTGGAATCAGCAGCCGAGGCGTTGGCAACGGTCGCAGTGATGAGAATGGAATTTTAGTTATTGGCGAAAGCTACAAACTAATTACTTTCGATGCTGTTGCTGATCCTAGCACCCACAACGCCTTTCAGGAGAAAGTCGTTGGCAAGAAAGAAAGTTACACACCAGCACCAAGTTCTGAAATTCACAAAAATGTGGAGAAAAATGAAAGTAGCCGCATACATAAAATAAATAAAGAAGCACTTATTGCTTGCTTGGGTGGTATCATTGAACAACAAACTAGCAATATCAAAGCGAAACTTGGATGAGCGAAATTTGTTTTGAATGTGGTGAAGAAGCCAAACATAATCATCATGTGATTCCTAAAGTGTTAGGCGGAACAAAAACCACTCCTTTGTGTGAGAATTGTCACTCGAAGGTTCATGGTGCAAACCTCACTTTGGAAAACTTGCGAAAAATCGGAATCAAGAATGCAATTGAACGATTCAAACAAGAAGGAAAAAAATGGGGTGGCGGCGGTTGGAACAAATTAGATTGTTCAACTTATGGAGAGATCAAAAACTTACGAACAGAAGGTATGACTTTGAAAGCCATAGCTAGTAAATTTGAGGTAACTCCGCAAACCATACACAATGTATTAAAAAGAATTACAACAAACGAGAGTGAGGTTTGAACATGGATAAGATTACAGAAGCACTAAAGAAGCTCTTGCCTGAATCTGAGACTAACGAAGTCGCAGCCGCCGTCAAGGACATGCTAGAGCAGGCTAAGGTAAATCTCGAAACTGAGTACAATCAGAAACTTGAAGAAGCCTATGCCGAGCTTACTAGCGAGTTGGCGAATGCTGAGAAGACAGCAGAGAAAGGCTACGAAGAAGCATATGCCATTATTGGCGATCTTCGTAACCGTCTTGAGCTTCAGGGTGAAGAGTACAAGGCAGCACTTGAGGAAGGGTATGAAGAAGCATACCAGATGCTCAAGGGCGAGCGAGACAAGAATCAACAGCTAGAAGTCGAGATGTACGAAGAGTACGACAAGAAACTAGCCGAGATGAAGGAATACATTGTCGATAAGGTTGACCAGTTCTTGCAATTCAAGGGCCAGGAAATCTACGAACAAGCCAAGCGGGACGTATTGAACGATCCTCGTATGGCCGAACACAAGGTTACTCTGGACAAGATCATTGATCTGACCAGCAACTACTTGTCGGACGATGATTTCGCATCAGTATCTTCCAGCAAGCTGGAAGAAGTCAACAAGAGTGTAGAAGAGATGAAGGGCCAGCTTCGCATTATGGAAGCACGCAACATCCGTCTCTCCACAGACAACACCAAGTTGAACGAAGCAGTTCGTCAATCTCAGGAACTTATCACAGAGAGCCGTAAGGCCATCAAATCTGTGAAGAAGACCGAGGCTGTCAACGAGCAGAAAGAAAGAACAACGAATGCAACGAATGTAACGGGGAGAGGTAAGACATCCGATGATGGTGTAGTGATTTCGGAATACGCTGCACCCACAAACAATGACGTGGATCAACTGTTGATCCTGTCGGGTTTGAAACAAGCTCAATAAGGCTTTTAACTCCAAGCAACACATAACCAGAGGATAACTCTAATATGAACGCAAATTCTCGATTTTTGAACGAGGCTAAGGAGCTAGAATCTCGTTGGGGCAAGACCGGACTCCTCGAAGGTATTCAGGACCGTTACGTTCGCTCTGCCACAGCAGTTCTACTCGAAAACCAGAGACTGATGAATGAAGTCTCAACCGACACTGGCGACATCGCTCAGTTCAAGCGAATCTCGATTCCGCTTGTCCGTCGTATTTACCCACAGTTGATCGCCAACAAGATTGTTAGCGTTCAGCCATTGCTAGGCCCAACAGGTCTGGTGTATTACCTACGCTTCCGTTACAGCAGCAACAAGGGTGCAACCCGTGGTGCTTCTAACAACGGTGGTTTCCCAGGTGATGACGCCAACTCGTTGATGCAGACCGCTGACGGTACTGCTAACCTGGACATCTTCTACACCCACCAGTTCATTCAGAACGAGACGACCTCGACTGACGCTGGTACTGACGCTTCTGCTGTGTTTACTCCTTTGGAACACACACCAGTTTTGGCCGGTACTGTAACTGGTACGATCTATGATGGCAGCACCGCTGTCCAGACATTCATCGTGTCGTCTGGTGGTAGCTTCACCTTCACTGACGTTGGCGCTCCTAGCGTTAAAGTTACAGCAGGCAGCTTGAACAACAACACTGGCGAACTCGCCATGACTTGGAACTCGGCTCCTGGCGCTAACCACGCTGTCATCAGCTACGAGTACAACATGGAGTGCCAGCAAGACCTCCCAGAAATCAACCTCGTGATCGAGTCGGAAGAAATTGCCGCCAAGACCCGTAAGTTGAAGGCTGTTTGGTCATACGAAGCTCAACAAGACCTTCGCAGCCAACACAACTTGGATGCTGAAGCCGAATTGACCGCTGTATTGGCTCAAGAAATCAACCTCGAAATCGACCGTGAAGTTCTTACCGACCTTCGCAACAATGCCGGTACAGTAACCGCTTGGGACTTCAACACTGCTCTTGGTGAAACCATCAAGGAAAAGTATGAGTCGTTGTATGTCAAGGTTGTTGAAGTTTCTAACGTCATCCACCGTAAGACGCTTCGTGGT